CGTCTACAGCCCGCCCGGGAATACGGATCCTTGGATTCGTAAAACTCTCAAACAATACGATCCCCAGATGTACGAGGACATTTGGGGTTTCACACGTCGCCCCGCTGGTCTGGACGGCATGTACAAGTCCCTCAATAAGTTCGGCGAAGATCGAAAGGAATTCGTCGACTTGACCTCAACCCAGCGAAGTGCTATGGCTCGAGCCATAGGTAAAGCTCGCTCGGCGTTCAAGCTTCCCGTGAAACATGAACCTCTTGACTGGCACGAAGTTGGTCAATATATGAAACGAGATACCTCTGCCGGCGTTTCCTTTCCTGGCAAGAAGAAAGGAGACGTTCTGCCCCAGATATACACTGAGGGTAGGTGGCAGGGGCATCGTATGAAGCAGGGGGGAAAAGACCGGTTTGATCCAACCCGTGTGAGGTTCGCTCCTTGCATGGCCACCCAAAGGGGAGGGATGTCTGAAAGATCTGATCCTAAGACTCGTCTCGCTTGGATCTATCCTGCTGAGATGTTGATGGTTGAGGGGCTCTACGCTCCCGTCATGTACCGAGAGTTCATGGCGCTACCTGATTCACCGATGCTGGTTGGCAAAAGTTCGCAACGCTTGTATACCGAGTGGGCGGCGAACACAAAAATTGGAGAAAAGCTTTACGGTTTAGACTTTAAGTCGTTTGACACCCGAGTACCATCTTGGTTGATCAAATCCGCCTTCGACATTTTACACCAGAATGTTGAATGGATGAGTTGGAGAGGGAAACCGACCAGTGCTAGATCTCGCCAAAAATGGCGAAATGTCTGGGATGGTATGGTGTGGTACTTCATCAACACTCCAATCCTTATGCCCGACGGACGTATGTTCCGCAAAAATAGAGGTGTCCCATCTGGGTCGTGGTGGACTCAGCTCGTGGATAGTGTGTGCAATTACATACTTGTCGAGTACATGGCAGCGTGTCAGAACGTAGCTATGAAATCACTAAAAGTCCTGGGCGATGATAGCGCTTTCAGGTCTGGATCTAACTTCGATCTCAAGGTTGGAGCGGACGATGCGGAAGCTGTAGGAATGGAGTTGAGTGTGGACAAGTCAGAGATGACTGAGACCCCAACTGAGTTCAAGCTTCTAGGTACGACGTACCGAAATGGTCACGCGCATCGACCAACCGACGAGTGGTTCAAGTTAGCCTTGTATCCAGAAAATCCAGTTCCCAGTCTAGAGGTGTCATTGTCTAGATTGATTGGTCTTTGGATTGGAGGAGCGATGTGGGATTCGAGTTTCTCTCGTTTCATGGAGTTCTTCCAATCGTCCTACCCTTGTCCAACCGAGGGGTGGTTTACAAAAGATCAACGGCGCTGGTTGGAGATCGTTCATTCTGGGAAGGCACCCAGAGGTTGGACAACCAAACGATCACTATTTTGGAGGTCTATCTTCTATACTCTTTAGATAAAGAGAAATCCGCTTACGGCGGTGCAACATTCAAGGTTTATCCGGTTTGTGCTACTGGC